TGATGAAAGAACCAAAGAGGCAGCACTCAGGATAAAAACCGAGGAGGATTTATTGGATGCTTATGTGGAGTTCAAGAAATTGGAAGTGGATGCTACAAGAGAGGCAGAAAAAGATAAACAAGACCTCATAAAACAAACTTTTTCTGATATCAATACAGGTATTTCTATATTCTCAGACACACTTTCTCAGATATCACAATTATCCGCACAATCAATCCAAAATCAATTAGAATTCTTGGAGAAATCCACTCAAGCACAATTGGATAATGTTGTGGGAAATACAGAGACAGCAGAGAAAAAAAGACAAGAAATTAGGGAAAAATATGACGAACAAAGAAAACAACTTGAGAAACAACAAACGTTGAGTTCACTAAGATTTTCTTTGGTTCAAGCGGTAGCAAATGCCGCACAGGCAATCACCTCAATCTTTGCTCAACTTGGTGGAACACCACTCGCGTTCATTCAATCCGCAATCGTTGCGGGATTGACAACCGCAGAAGTCGCCATCATCAACGAACAAATCAACATGGCACAAATGTTCCGTAAGGGTGGTCTCGTGAAAGCACAAGGTGGAATGTTATTATCAGGACCGACTCACGAACAGGGTGGAATCCCATTAGCACAAATGGGTGTCATCGCAGAAGGTCAAGAAGCAATCATCAATAGAAATTCACTTGTCAACTATCGTGATTTATTATCAACGATAAACCAAGCAGGTGGTGGTCGTCCACTCGTAGTGAATTCATTCGATGATACAAGAATCGTTGAAGCAATCGCAGAACAACGTCAAAAACCGTTACGTGCGTATGTCCTTCAAAGTGAGATTACGAATCAACAAGCATTATCCAAGAGATTGGATGATTTAAGTAAAATATAATTTATGGCACTCAAAGTAATAGAACTATTGGTAGATGAATCCTTATCAGGTGAGACAAGAGTAGAAGAAATCGCACTTGTTCTTCAACCTGCGATTGAGACTGAAATGGTTTATTTCAATCAACAGGAATTTCAATCTTATAGAGATTATCCTCAATCTGTCAGGGATAACGCACGTCGTGCTGTCCAATGGGCAGAGGAGAACGGATGGGGTTCTTGTGGAACCCCTGTTGGAAAACAACGTGCGAGTCAACTCGCAAAAGGTGAACCCATTTCATTCGATACAATCAAAAGAATGTATTCATATCTTTCGAGACATAGAGTTGATTTGATTCGTTCTAAGACCTATGAAGATGGTTGTGGTAAACTCATGTACGACGCATGGGGTGGTCGTGAAGCACTCAATTGGTCCCAAAGAAAGATTAGACAAATTGAACAGAAGATGGGTTATGACGTTAGTTCATTATCCCCATGGTCACAAACAACAGGTACAACAAAAGTCAATATGTCTCAAGAGATGGATGTTCTTGGATACCAAACAAGATTTTTTTATATCTGTCCTGGTGCTTTATCCTTGTTCAAATCAATATTGTCAAATAAAACTGATGAAGATACTCAAGGAATGATTAGGTCAGCAGCACAGATTGCTGATAATGTTTTTAGAATTGAAGCAATCGTTCTTAAAAGGAAGTTCGCATTACCTTCCGAACTTGAACAAGCAAAAATTTTAGTTGATGATTTCAAGGATTTAATTTCGGAGATTGAAAGAATTATTGGTATCAAGTATGATACTTCATTTATGGATGCTCATATAAAAACCATTTCTGATATCGTAACCACTGAAGAATTTGAATTGGAGGACGCATGTTGGGAAGGATGGGAGGCAGTCGGTTTGAAAGAAAAAGACGGAAGAATGGTTCCAAATTGTGTACCCAAAGAAGAAATGTCAGAGATTGACGGATGTGGTTGTGGATGTTGGGATGATGGAACTTACCCATTTCCAAAGGATAATCTTTATTTCGGTCAGACCTTGGTAAATGGAATGCCAGTATTTGAAAAAATAGAAGACGCAGAAAAATATGCACAGAAACTTGGATGTGAGGGAACTCACGTTCATACAATTGATGGAAAAGAATTCTACATGGCATGTGAAACACATCCTGAAGAGATGTGTGGTTGTGGTTACAACGATACAACCATTGAAGAGATACCTTATTCATTTAGTGAAGAAGATATAAACTTGGATGACTATGATGAGGAGGACTATCAAGTCCTCCTCGCATTCAAACAACTCGCAGAGGTTGATTATGAAAAGTTCGAAGCAGTTGTTCTTGGAATGAACGGAAGAACGGAACAAGAAGTATATAGAAGAAATCATACAACACCAAAAACATATTTCAGATATGAAAGAGTTCTCACAGGACAACCTGATAGAGAATTCTGTACTTCAATTGAAGGAAGATTTTTCACAAGACCTGAGATAGATTTACTTAGAGATGTAAATCGTGATTTTGGTCACAAGAGAGAACCATATTCAAAGTGGTTGTATAAGGGTGGACCGAATTGTGTACATGCGTGGAGAAAGTTTTTATTCCAAGGTAGAGATAAAGTTGACCAAGGTTTCGCAGAAGGTAAAGCAGGTATTCCCCCAAAGTCAATGGAAAACCAAGGATATTACTCTGAGGAAACAAAACGTAAATCAGAACAAGCATACATTATCTCTCAACAGAATATGTCAAAACAAAAACAACTTGAATTCAAAGTTGATGGGGAAAAGAGAATGATTTATTCTCCTGCGATGAAACCTGGAATCCTTATCCCAAGGATTGATGAGGTTACAAAGGAAAGATATTTCGTTACGTTCAAACCACAAACCATTGAAAGAATGGCACAACGTTATATGATTGAAAAGAGAAGTGGTGGTGGACATACAAACTATGAACATTCTCAGACAAAGTTCAACGATGTATACCTCGTTGAATCTTGGATTGTAGATGGTGACCAAGACAAAGCATATTCCCTCGGTTATACAAAAGAACAAGTACCAAAGGGGACTTGGATGGTTGGATTCCGTTGTGATTCTGACGAAGTTTGGAATATGGTTAAAGAAGGAGAAATAAAAGGTATATCAATAGAAGGAAATTTTGAATATAAATTCTCTTCACACAATAGTGAGGACTATTTAATAAGAGAAATCATAAACATCATAAATCAAATTCAGTAATATGAACGCAACACAAGCGATTGATAAAATCGTAAAATTACTCGGATTGAAATTCAAGAACGAAAAATTCTTTACAACAGTTTTAGAGGACGGTCAAACAGAAGTTACCAACAATGAAGATGGTGAACTAATGGTGGGTCAGACTCTTTATGTTATAGGGGATTCGACGTTGACCCCTGCCCCAACGGGTGAACACAAAACAAGAGAAGGTATTGTTGTCACAGTAGACGAAGAATCTACGATAACAAAACTTGAGGTTTTGGGTGCATCGGTTGAAGTGGAAACGGAGGAGTCCGATGAGGAATCTCAACAAGGACTTGCCTTCACGGAAGCAAAGGACAGTCAAGGTCAGATTTTGGAATCACCAACCTTTGATGTTGGAGAGAAAGTGGATGTCGTAGGTCCTGATGGAACGAAGACACCCGCACCAAATGGTGAACACCAAGTGGTTCTCAAAGACACAAGTGGTAATGAAAACAAAATCAGAATTCAAACCGTAGATGGTGTTATTGTTGAAAGAGAGAATGTTGAGGAAATGAGAAAATATAAAATGGAAAAGTATCCATGGGAAGAATGCATTGCTGACCAAGTCAAACAATATGGTGACGAAGAAATCGCTAAGAAGGTTTGTGGGGCAATCAAAGCAGGTAATTTCATGGAGATGCCAGGTGCTCCTGATATGGACATCGAAATGGCAAAACAAGAACTTGTCCGTTCCGTATTCTCATCTCAATTCTCTGACGAAATAACAAACATCAAAGAAGGAATAACAGAACTTCTTACTGTGGTAAACACAATGAATGGAAAATTCAAAACAGACATTTCTGAAATCAGAGATGAGTTTAATAAATTCAAGAACTCACCTGAGAGAAAACCTGTTGAGAAGAAAACAGATTTCAAAGAATCATTTGATGACTTTAGAACAGAATTTTTGAAATCACTAAGAAACTAATAAACAAAAAACAAAATAAACAACAAATATGAAAAAGATAGGTAACGAAAAATTTTCGTACAATTTATCAAACCTCAGTCCTTGGATTGACGAAAACGCAACAGACATGTTGATTAAAAGCATCCTCGGCGAAGTTTTACCACGCTACGCAACAATCCGTCCGAATATTAAAGGGACCCAGCAAGTGGGGTGGTTAGAAAATGATGTCATCTTCCAAGATGGTTCGTGCGGTTTTTCTCCAACAGGGGATACAACCATAAACCAAGTTACAATTCAAACTTGTAATAAGAAGGTCAACCAAAGTCTTTGCGCGTATGACCTTTATGACTATTTCTTATCACAGAGATTGTCTAACTCAAACTTCCAAGAGACAGTTCCATTCGAAGAACTTATCATGACTGATATTTCTAACAGAATTGCTGACTCAATCGAAAAGCAACTTTGGAGAAACACAACCGCTACAGGTGGTACTGAATACAACAATCAGTGTTTCGATGGTGTTATCGCACTTGTAACAAGTGCAAACGGTGCGGTTCCAGTGAACTACTCTGCAGCAACTTCAACAAATGGTTTGACAGTATTCTCAACTTACTATGAGTCAATTCCTGCGAACGTATTACACAGAAACGACTTAGTTGCGTTCTGTTCGTACAGCGATTATCGTGGTCTTGTTGCGAGTATGAGAAATTCTTCTTACATCAACTTGTTCGCATTTGACGATGCGAGAGCAGCACAAGGTCAAGAATGGTCTGTGATGTTACCAGGTACAAATGTAAGAGTAATCCCAACTCAAGGTCTTGACGGACAAGGTAGAGTTGTTATAGGACCTTCAAGCTATTTTATGGTCGGCATGAATGCGACAGAAAATGGCGGAATCGAAATCAAAGGCATGTACGACCCATATGAAGATATCGTAAAAATCTTCGCACGTATGGTATACGGTCTCGGAGTATTCTCTGTAGATTCATTCGTAATTGCTGACTAATAAACCATAAAATTAAAACTAATACACTATGTCATGTTATATTGACCAAGGATATTCTCTCGATTGTAGAAATGCATCGATTGGAGGTATTAAAGAATTATGGATATTAGGTGATAGTGGTCATACAATTTCAGGATTCTCCACCAACGCATCTGATGAAATCACAGGTTTCTCAGGTAGCGGTACGTGGTACAATTTCGAACTTGTAAAACAATCTTCTTCTTTCACAGAAGAAATATTGGTGAACGATGTCGCACAATCCGTAACATTCCAACCTTCAGTGGTAATATCCTTACCAAAACTCAATCAAACTCTTAGAAATCTATTCTTTGATTTGGTTAAACAAAATGAACTCTATATAATCGTCCTTGATAACAACGAACGTTTTTGGGCGGTTGACTGGTCGAATGGTGGACTCGTATCCGCAGGTTCGATGCAAGTTGGGCAGAACTATAATGATTTGAACGGGATAACCGTTACAATCACAGGTGGTGAACCTAACCCGTCGCGAGAGATTGATGTAACAACAACTCTCGGAGCAATTGCTACAGGATTCACAGTTCAATAATAATACAAATGAGAGGACAATGGTCCTCTCATTTCTTTGCCTTAAAGAATTTCATGTCTCAATTAAATTGGAAGGGGAGACCCTATAGACCCATCGGTGGTACAGGATTTATCAAGGTTTACAAACCTGATATCAATGAATTATTGAAACCCCTATCTCAAAAGAAGGGATTGGGTAGTGCGATTCTCACGGGAAACGCAATCAACCCAAATAATCAACCTACATCTCAACCTGTTGTCACACCGAGTCCAACTCCGAGTGTTACTGTGACTTCAACACCCACGGTTACTCCCACCAATACTCCTTCGGTAACACCGACGGAACCTTATGACATTTATTTGTTCGAGGAATGTGGAAACCCTTCAAATCAATTTAGATTTGAAAATGTTGTTGGGTTATTGAACGTTGGGGAGGTTTATTATATTTCAGGTGGTACAAGTTCTTTGATATGGAGTTCAACAACTTCTACTTGGTCAGGAGAAACAACAACTTGGGATTCCACATCATCTGTATTCAACGGATATGCGAGTGTGATTTCATATTCTGCGGTAGGACCAACTTATTCAGGAACGGGTATTACATTTACCCTTCAACCTAATTGTCCTGGTGTTACGTCAACTCCCACCAATACTCCGTCTGTCACACCCACTTTGACCCCGACTCAAACTGTGACACAAACTGTGACACAAACTACAACTGTAAGTCCTACTCCAAGTTCTACTCCTCCACCATTTAGTCCAAGTGGATTGACTGATTTACAATTTTGGTTTATGTCTTCAAGTGGTTCATCTGCTTCTTCATGGACAAACTATGGTTTATTGGGTGGTTCAGTTGTTCAATCAGTGGGTGCTAATCAACCTCAAGTTGTAACAGGTCAAACTCTTGGAAGTTTTACCGGAACTTCAATGAGATTTAGTGACCGTGATTTCATGAGTGGTTCCACAACATCCACTTCATTCTCCGCAGAAACAATTTTTGCTGTGTTGAAAAGAGTCACTACATCAGCTAACGGTTGGGCAATTACAACATATAATAGTTTGAATGCAACATCATTTACAGGAAATTATATTTGGTATTATCAATCACGTCAGTTCCCTGGAGTGGACCGTTCGGTTGTGAACTCAAAACCAACTTTTGTGGAAATGTCTCCTGTGACAAATGTACTTTTAACTTCAAGTGGAGACGGTACATTCTTATCTGCAACCACGAATGGTTCATTCACAACTTCTACCGTATCGACATTGACAGGTTCTACGAATGTAGTAAGATTGGATATTGGATATGACCCTGGAAGTAGCAATGCTCAGGTTCATGATGTTTTCGAATTCATTGCATATAATAGATTGTTATCAAGTTCAGAGTATAATAATGTGATGACTTATCTCAAAACAAAATATCAATACAGCACATGGTAAAATATATTATTTTATTAGAACAACAAGAAGCGATTGACCTTATTTCAAGGATTGATACTTGTATGGGATATCCAAGTGATGGAACCACAACTTGGCAGACTTCACCTGATGAAATGTGTGAGTTCGACCTTGAAACAGGTCAAAAACAATCTATGGGATATGGTGTAATGATTAAAGATAGAATTATGGATTGTTTATCAGAGGTAGAAAAAACGGAAATAATTACTCTACCATCGAACATAAACACTTGTCAATGGGTGGTATCAGGTTCAACAAATTAAATAAAATCAATTTAAAATAAATTTCTTATGTCTTCATTATCAGGACAACAAATAAATCAAAGTTACCAAGGTCTTTTGAAACTATCCAATAGTTCATCAGGGGTGACATCAACTTTCCAATCCATTGAAGATGGATTGGGAAATGACACAGGTATTGATATAAAACAAAATGGTATTGGTTCTCCTAACATTTTGAACTTGCCAAGGTATGGTAACATTAAAGGTGGTTTGGGTTTAATCTCAAATCAAGGAATGACTTATCAAACTGATGAATATGATAGTTTGGTTTGTTTTCCATTTTATGATGCAGGTGTCAATGTTTATTCCGGTGTGAGTTATAGTATATCTGCGGTAACTTCAACAAGTGATGTTGTAGAACTTGGATTCTATACAGCACAAATGAGTGATTCTTCCGGTTTGATTCCTTATCAACTTATTGGTACAGGTTGTACTTTGGTTGTAAATTCAACAGGAGCAAAAACAACTTCTTTTACAAGTGATATTTCATTTTCAGCATATGGAGAAGGGGTATATTTCTGTGTAATTAGAACTACCAATGTGGGTGCGACACCTTCTGTTAGATTTAGAACAAACTTCATTCAATCATTCTTTCCTGGATTCTTGAATAATTTCTATCCTGTTTATGGACCTTTAACTTCACCGACACAAAATGGTGCTGGTTTTTTCTCAACCACAGCATGTCTTTCAATGTGGAATGGTGCAGTGTCTCAATGGGAAAGTGTTTTCTCAGGAGCAACTCTTTCAAGTTATACACCTGCGGCAACTGTAATGCAATTCCCTGGAATTGTTTTAAGAAGAAAAGGGTAATATTATTTTAAATCCATGATGGCAGATAAAGTATTTCTAAGACAATATTGGAGTAGATACCTCGGTGAACTAAGACCGAGGAATGATATCTATGTGGATATATTTGAACCTACCCCGAGTCCCACTCCTGCGGTAACTCAAACGATGACACCTTCAATAACTCCAAGTAATACTCCTGTCGTTACACAAACAACAACTCCATCTGTTACACCAAGTGTAACACAAACGAATACTCCTTCTGTCACACCAAGTATAACATCCACTAATACAACAACTCCTAACCCAACTACAACCCAAACACAAACACCTTCTATCACTCCTTCTCAAACACCCTCTTGTTTTATTCAAGCAACAGGTGGAACGATTACTAATATCACAGAGGGTGGAATTCCATATAGAGTTCATACATTCACATCCAATGGTGATTTCACAATTTCTTCATTAGGTTCATTTAATACCATTGAATATCTAATCCTCGGTGGTGGTGGAGCAGGTGGTTCCCACTCAGGTTGTTCTATCACAACAACAAGTGGTTCAGGTGGTGGAGGTGCAGGTGGACTGATAACTGGTACAACTGCCGCATCGATTTCTACATTCTCAATCGTAATTGGTAGTGGAGGTACGTCGAGTGTAAATGCGAGAGGTGGAAATGGTGGTAATTCAACTGTGTTCAATTTAACCGCAATCGGTGGAGGTGGTGGTGGAACGAGAGTTGTTAGTAATGGTCTCAATGGTGGTTGCGGAGGTGGAGCAGGATTACAAGGAGCAGGTGGAGCTGGTTCACAACCTGGTGGATTTGGAACCAATGGTGGTAACGGTGCGACGGGTGCTTCAAGACCTGCTGGTGGGGGTGGTGGTACTTCTACATCAGGAGCAACTGGTGATAGTACAGGTAATGGTGGAGATGGAAGACTTAGTTCAATCAATGGAACACCTACTTACTACGGAGGTGGTGGAGGAGGTGGAAGAGATAATGGTGGAAGTGCAGGTACAGGTGGATTAGGTGGAGGTGGAAATGGTGGAACAGGTACAACTCAAAATGGTGTATCAGGTCTTTCTAATACAGGTGGTGGAGGTGGAGGAACCGGTGGTGGTTCAACGACTACAGGTGCCCTCGGAGGAAATGGAGGTTCAGGTATTGTTATTATCAGATATAGAACTGATTGTATTGACCCGACTCCGACAAATACACCATCCGTTACACAAACAAATACTCCTTCTAATACTCCTATATGTAATAATTTCGTTTTAGGATTTCAACCATATAATACTCCAAGTGGTGGTAATGCTATCGCATATTCAACAAACGGAATCAATATTTCAGGTTCTTCCCCAAATGCAAATTCATTCCTAACATTTTCAAATCCTGCAGGTATAACTTCGATTGCCACTAATGGTTCGAGATGGGTTGCGGTTGGTTCGAATGGAAGACTAACACCTAACGCAATTTCCCTTGGTTTGTACAGTAATAATGGAATTCAATGGTTCTTATCAGATTTAGCAACTGTCAGGACAAATGCTAATGCCGCAATGGAAGATGTTATTTGGGATGGAACAAGATTTTTGGCAATTGCAGGTTCAACTAATCCTTTAACACAATCTACTGATGGTATAACTTGGACAGCAATCACAGGTTCTAATTTAAGTTTTACCATAACATTCCCTTCTATAAGAGAAGCATTCATTTATTATGACGGAACATCACATTGGGCTGGTGGTAGTCCTAATTTCTATAAATCAAATGGGGGAAATGTTTACACCGCTCAAACAATCACAGGAATAAATCGATTCTATGATATGTTGTATACACAATCAAAATGGATTTTAGCGGGCAGTTTGGTTTCAGGTGGGACAACAGGTAAAATTTTTGTATCAAATGATTCAGTAAATTGGACAGGTCAAACGATTCCTGCATGTACGGATGTTTACACATTGGTAACGAATGGTAATATCATAGTAGCCGGTGGAGAAGGAACGACTGTTTTGATGTATTCCTATGACGGTATTGGTTGGACAGCCGCAACTTATGCAGGGGTGTTCACAACAAGGGTGTATGATTTAGCATGGAATGGTTCAGTATTCATGGGAGTTGGAGGAGATGCTGGTCAAATCGGTTATTCTTACGATGGAATCAATTGGAGTGCTTCAACGAGCACATTAGTAAATTTTATTGGTCAAGCCGTTGCATCAATCCCTGACCCTTATGTTTTTCCTGCAATCGCTGGAAATTGTCCTACGGTAACCCCCACGAATACTTCCACGAGCACTCCTCAGGTTAGTCCAAGTTCTACACCCACTCCGAGTGTGACACAAACGAACACTCCGTCCATTACGCCAACTCAAACTCAGACACCTTCGCCAACTCCCACTTCAGGTGTTACAGGTTGTCTATGTTATAGATTGTTGAATGAAACAGGAAGTCCAATAAATTATCAATACGATGAT